TCTTCCTCTCATAAATGCTACAGGGACAATCTCTACTAATTCATCCTTGATAATTTTATCTATCTTTTCTTTGTTATACAACTGATAAAAGTTAGAATAGATAGGTTGCATCCAAGGTTGCATTTTATCTTTTAAATCGCCAGGTAAGAATCCAATATCTTCTTTACTTACCGTTGGACGAGTTATAATAATTTTCTTTACTTGCTTCTTAAACAGAAGATCTAAAGCTACTTGACAAGCTAATAATGTCTTTCCACTACCGGCTTGCCCAGATAGTATCGTTACTGTATTAGCTAAGATAACTTCTTTCGCATCTTTCTGTTCCTCGTTTAACTGTAACTGAAACTTTATAGGGCCTCTGTTATTTGCTTTTTCTTCCTGAATTGCTTGAGTAATTTCATCAAACTTCTCAGATCGGTTGTGAGCCATGTGGGTTTATTTAAGGTTCTTAAATGCGCTTCGAGGTTTATTCATCCCGTTCACTTTTGAACCCGGATTTCCCATGTGTCTAAAAGGAGACCTCATAGATAATTTACTGAAATTTTGCGAGTTCTCCAATTTATCGTTCTCGACTTCTACACGTTTTTGTAGACCTCGATTAGATTGTTGAACTTTAGCAAAAGCAGCTAACGCACAAAACGTTACAAGTCTATCGACGTTGACTCCATCTTGGTATGCCAACATCTCTTTTAGAAGCATTGGGTCAGGTATTCTTTCTATACCGTAATGAATTTTTGTAATGGTTCCATCCTTTTCTGTTTCTACATCTATTTCTTCTTGAAGAAATTGAATGCCGTAAGATAATAAATTAGTTTTAAATATCGTTCCAGTATTACGCCAACCATAGTCTTGGTATACAGATTTATTTGCACCAAGTTCTTTTAGGAATAAGATCATATCTTTTGGTACAAGATATCTTTGTTTTCGCTGAGATATCATGTATTGTATAAACAATGAAACGTTATTCTCAACTATTGTCCAGGCGTTGTAGTATTCTATTAGTAACTCAAGACGTTCGTGGGTTTTATTGATGTCATCAAAACGACCACACCATGTAGCTACTATCTTATCTCTGTCAACGTAGTTAGTAATCTTGTCTTCTCCTTCTCTCTTAGTAACCTCAACTGGATTTTTATAAATAATAATAGAGCACAAAGAGTCGGATGTTGTTGTCTTACCTTCAGCAACAGGGTCAATAGAACCATAGTATGTTCCCCAGCCTACGTTTTTAATTGGTCTTTCGTAAATACAGATTACCCCTTCTTTATCTTCTGTTTTTTTAGAGATCGGAAATTCCATAATAGGTAACTTCCGGGATTCTTTTTGAGTAATCTTGTTATGCTCATCCCGTACAAGATCTACATACTCAACAGGATACTCTTTATCAGCGATTCTTTGTAGCTGTCTAGTAACAAGGTGAGTTGGAAACTTAGCTAGTTTTCTAGTAGCAAAAGCTTCCTCAATATTACGTGGTCTCTGAGATACTTCAAGCTGATATGCTGCCGGTTCTAGCTTTTTTTTCAAGGCGTCGAATTCTGCCTCTAGAGCAGCTAACGCTTCCTCGACAAGGGAATTACCCCACTGGTCTATAAACGGTGGCATAGACCACTGTTCTGGGATGAATAGACCGGTCTTACCGATTGTCCCATCGTGGTCAATAATGTCAGACTCTACTGCATAAAAGTCATTGTCTTCTGGATGTAGAACATAAAGCTTCATTGGCTCACATTGATCTAAATCACCGACAGATCCTGCAGCAATAAACATACCAGTTGTAATAAAACCAGATCTCATGGCAGGTCTCATGAAACCATAAGTATCATTCATCTTTGGTGCAATACCTGCCTCCTCATGAAAGAAGTATGTAACAGGTCCACCGACACCATTTGTGGGATCTTTCTCGAACGATACTCCAGTCATTGATGACTTATTACCTTTATAAGTATCTCGACCGTTTACACGCACTTTAATGCGTTGCTGCCAAGAGAAAATCTTATCAGGTTCTGATGGTCTATACCAAGCCGTGTGTTCATTTAAAAAGTTTCGGTACTCATTCAAGAATTTCCAGGATCCTTTTTCCGAAATGTAATCCTTTAGGGAAGCTCCTATCTTGAGTACCGCACCTTCCTCAAACCAGTATTGATTAATCAGTTTCGCCATGTGAAAATACGAGGAGGCGATCTGACGTTTTTTTAAGATAATAGCGTGCTTATAATGTAGTTCGGCAAGTTGTTCGTATAAAGCCATGTGATACTGCGCATCACGGACTTTTGCAAAGTCGAAACGTTTTTCTTCCTTGTCATATATCGGCAGAAAATTAAGCCACATGTAGTAGTCCCGTGAGATATACCATGTTTCTTCACCGCTTTTAAATATAACACCGACCCGGCAGCGATTTTTTTGGTCGTCCCAGTATTTAAGAAAGTCTTTTGATTTAAATGGCGCTGAGCAGTAATGTCCATTTCTTTGAAAATACCTTCCTTGCTCATTAAAGAGCATAGACGTTTCATTAAAATTGTACTTACCTGGTTCTTTAAAGATTGAGAGAACAAAGGCTTTGAATTCTTCGCGAGTATAGAATACAGTTTCCGACCATAAACCATTTTCATAAGTAGGTATTTCTAAGTAAGGTGTCATAAATAAGCGTCCATTGTCTTTTCCATCATATATCCTATCAAATAGGTATATGCTTCGTCAGACCCGTCTACAAGTTTTAATCCTCTGTAGTCCAAAATAAAGTCTGTTGCATGTAGTAACTCATGTACAAGAGTGTTATAATCTCTAGGGTATTTAATTTCGCTATATACCCGTACGATAGCATTTCCTCCCACATGAGCTGTTTTCCCAAGTTCTTGTTCTACATCTCTACTAACATAACTGCAAGCAATTTCTGCTGCTGTTTTATCAGTTATTCCTCTATCTTTCATGTATGATCGAAGAAATTCTGCATCAGTCTGGTTAATTGATACCATAACCCATCCACCATAAATTGGTAGATCGATTGTTGTAAACATTTTTTTAGCTCTCGGAGCTTTCTTCTTTTTCTTTAGGACTGTCATAAGAATCAGGGATAGGGTTAAACATGTTTAGAAGTGACTCGATAGATTCTGAATAAGTTACATGCTCATAGGAAATGTTTCCATTCATGTAGCCTACGTAATGTTCCCTATCTACACAAGCCCATAAGGCTGTATAAGAATTGTAATGAAAGATGTACTGACTGATCGGCTTCATAGTTATTGATCGTACGCTAAGTTTTGACCTCCGCGTACAGAGGATTGTTGTTCTTCAATTAAATCTTTAAATACTCCTTTGTAAGCTTGTCTAATACTGTCAAAATTCTTAGCCACGTTGGCGATCTGTGAAATATTTCCATCACGTCCATCAGTGATTGAACTCTTCGCCATGTAATCAGCGATATTATCCAATGCTATCTTGATTCCATTATATGCTCTTGATGTTTCAGTCTCATACATCTTCTCACACATCTTAAGCGCATGTATAATAAGCTCGTCTTCTAAAGAAAACTCTCCTCCAACTTCTTCATAAACCGATTCTTCTTTCTCTCCTATACGGTAATGAAAGAAAGGATTTAGGTCTGGGTTAGGACAAGTCATATAAAACAGATATGTATAAATCTGCAAGTAGTCATCAGGATACTCATCCATGATTGTCTTTAAAAATTTAAGCGAATAACAGTGTTCAGTTGGTATTACTTTACCATTCTGTATATCAAATAATCTTACCATATTACTTAGCTTTTTGGTATTTCTCTGGATTAGCCTTGAGTTCATTAATTAACTTGATAACCTCATCTTTTAGATAGGGCATTTCGTATTTAATAATCTCATTTAAGATAGGTTCTCCATAAGGGTCTAAAGCCGAGATTGGATTATCAAACTTATCTCTTCCGGCTTCTTCAAATTTAATATGGTGAATTGTTAGTCTTCCAGGTTTCAACTTAGGATTGTGCTTTAAAATCATGTACATGTACAAACTTAACTGTAAATTGTAATGTTTAAGGTTACAATCGTCTAGATGATTTACTGGTGCGTACATCTTAGATGTAATACCTTCCCAATTGGTGTACCCTTCCGTCTTGATTTCTTTGTTGGTTTTGTAATCTGTGATATGGACATAACCATTCACGACTTCTACCAAGTCGGATTGTCCACAGAGTCCTGCGGATTTGAGGTACACCAAGTGTTCAGGATATATTCCGTCTTCTAACTTTTGATTAGGAGCATATTTGATTCCTTCAATTTCTATAGGCTTAACGATTGGAACGGAAACTCCTTCGCGTTCCATAGTTTCCAGTTCACAGATATCGCTCTCTCGTTGATTATGATACCATGTTCCTAGACCCGTTGCCCGGTTAGCTTCATTAGTCCATGCAGATTGGATATCTTCAGGAGTCATACCATACCATTTTGACTTCTTATTTCTAGAAGACTTGATGGCTTGAGCTGGTGCGTCAAATTTAGGTTTAAAATGACTAATGAAACTAGTCACGCTAATCCAGGGTATATTCTCCTCATTCAAGGATATATACTCATGATGCTCTGGTTTAAATATTAAACTCATTACTTTGACCTTTTAGTTTATACTACTCGGCAACAACTTCAGCAGATGGTTCTTCTGGTTGTGGTAATCTTTCTCTTAATAGAGTTTCTTCTGCAGGTGTAACAATCATATCCCATAGAGGATGTTGATTGAGATCCTTTAGATGACAGTGGCAAGACAGGCAGCGTGTTTTTAATTCTAGAGAACATCCGCATCCAGCACAAGCTGGCTTACCTTTTACAACAGCCCGTTCAGAAGAACCGTCTGCGTCATACATACCACATAAGTTACTCTCGCAGATACTCATACGTTCAGCTGAGATCTCTTCAATGTGATCTTGTTTGAAAACCTTGTTTACAATCCCTTCTAGGATCTGACCTTTAGATTTCCAAACCTTAAGAAGATTTTCTGGATTTATTTTCATTGGATAGTTTTTTATGGTTGTAAATAAATTCTTTTCGTTGGGTTTCTTCCATATGGATCTCTTTAGCTCCAAGTAGTAGATCGATTCGTTCTTGCATAGGTTTACTTAGCTGAGCTCGGTTACTACTAATATTCTGGCATCGTTCAACTTCTTTATCGATTAACCAGTGTTTAATTGTAAAGTCCCCTAAGTTATGCAAATGAATCCGTATATCAGATAGCTTTGATAAAGATTCTCGAACCTCTGACCAAAAGAAATCTGCAACAGCGCGTACTTCATCTTGAGAAGCATTAGTCTTTTCAGCAATATCTGGAAAGAGTTCTTTAGTTTTTAACGGCCTCAATTGCTAGAAATTTATAGTCTAATAAAATATTCCCGTTGGTCTGTATTTTTAAATCAGGATGGATACTGATTCTCTTCTTGCTCTTACCTTCTTTGGTTATTAGGCTTCTGCTCTCAGCTTTATTCAAAGCGTTCCTAACAGTCTGAGGTGACTGGAAGATCTTACGATCAGCAGCCTTTGTACAGAAGTTTGTAAGTTCGATCTCTCCTAATACAGCAAGGAAGGTCAAGCAGTCTAAATCAGCTTCTGATACAATAATCTTTTGAAGATAGCAATGTGTTAGGATCTGGTATTTTACAATATCCCAGTTGTCCATACGTACACGTTTTTCTATTTGTGTTACATTGGCCATTATAGTTTGTTGTTTAGTTTATCTAGCAGCATCTTCTCTAAATATGCTTTAGCATATGTTAAATGTTTAACTGCATTAATTTGGTTTTGGTCATCTGAATCAGATAACTTTGTTGTCATTTCTCCAATCTGATCAATGATTGTTTCAGGAGCTGCTTCATACGTTATATTCTCAGATGCATTATTTACATGATCTATAAAAACTTTTTGCATCCAGTCTTGTAATGGAGGTATATATGTACC